GAGAAGATACCTCTCCAAAAATGACCGCAACGGTCCAAGCTGGTCCGGCTCTCGGCCAACCTAAGCAGAATTGAAGCCAATGTCAGCCAAAGCTAAACAGCCCTTACGAGGGGCGGTTAAACCACGCTTAGAAAATAAGCCGCTCAACACAATTAACAGAGGTGTTGAAGTAGCAGAGCTAGCAGAATCTATACAGATGCCATTAATGGATTGGCAACGCTATGTATTAGATGATTTACTCAGTATCGATGAAGATCACAAGTTCATAAGACGCAGTTCGCTTTTAATAGCGGCCAGACAAGTAGGTAAGAGCCATATTGGGCGTATGCGTGCAATAGCCGGTTTAGTACTCTTTGGAGAAAAGAATCAGCTCATAATGTCATCTAACCGCTCGATGGCTTTAACTAACTTTCGGGATATTTGTAATATCTTTGAGAATCACGATCATCTAGGCAAACTGGTAAAACAGATCCGATACGCAAACGGTACTGAGTGTATAGAGATGCGTAACGGTAATCGGCTCGACGTAGTAGCGGCTACCAGAGATGGATCACGTGGTAGGACGGCGGACTTCCTTTGGATCGATGAAATACGCGAAATAAACCCCGAAGCCTTTGCGGCCGCTCTACCGGTAACACGTGCTCGACCTAATTCGCAAACGTATCTATCGTCAAACGCAGGCGACGCCTTTAGCATTACCTTAAATGATTTAAGAGAAAAGGCTTTAAGTAATCCGCCTGAGAGCTTTGGCTTCTATGAATACTCAGCGCCACAATGGGCCGCGCTTGATGATCGTAAAGGCTGGGCTATGGCTAATCCATCTTTGGGCATAATGATTACAGAAGAAGCTATCGAAGAAGCGTTATCAGTTAATACCGTGGAAAACTTTCGCACGGAAACGCTTTGCCAGTGGATAGATAGTCTTCAAAGCCCCTGGCCTCATGGCGCGGTTGAAGCTACAAGTAATAAAGATTTAATCCTATCTCCTGGTCCATTAACTGTGATGGGATTTGATATTAGCCCTAGCCGTCGAGATGCAAGTTTAGTCATGGGCCAAGTTACGCCAGAAGGAAAGTTTGGAGTTTGCGTACTTGAAACTTTCCATAGTCAGATAGCCGTAGATGAGTTAGCAATAGCTGCCGCTATTAAAAAATGGTGCGATATGTATTATCCGCGTGTAGTTTGCTTTGATAAATATACGACCGCTTCGGTGGCTTCACGGCTTGAAAGATCCGGCGTAGCAGTTCGAGATATTAGCGGCCAGAGTTTCTATCAGGCCTGCTCGGATCTTCACGATCAGCTTACTAATGGCCGATTAGTCCACTCAGGCCAAGATGCGCTAATCCAACATATGAATAACTGCGCCGCTAAAACTAACGATAGTTCATGGAGAATCGTAAGAAGGAAATCCGCAGGTCCGGTAGATATAGCTATAGGCCTAGCGATGGTAATCCATGTGCTAGTACAGCCACAGGAGCAGGCAAAAATATATAGCGACACGTGAGCAGATAACGGGAAATGTGCTTGACATTTACGAAAAACTTAACTCATGGGATTACTACAAACTTTGGGCCTGCGTCCAGATACTAAGAAGGTAGAGGCACAATACGCCCCTGCCATTATGGATAGTGCGTATGGCTATGGATACTTTAGTACAGCTACGTCTAACGTCGGGTTAGGCGTATTACCTCGCGATATGGCGATGCAAGTACCGGCAGTTGCACGTTGTCGTAATTTAATTGCCGGTGTTATTGCATCTTTAGATTTAGAATTATATAAAAAATCTACAGGTGAAGAATTAGCTAAGCCAGTTTGGTTAGATCAACCTGATATTAGACAGCCAAGATCTGTAACTATGGCGTGGTCCATCGACAGTTTAATCATGTATGGGATCTGTTTCTGGAGAGTAACTTCTCAATATGCCGACGATGGACGCCCTTCGGGTTTCGAATGGGTAGCTAATAATCGCGTAACTACTACTACTAATGAGTTTGGTACACAGGTAGAGTTTTATACTGTTGATGGCGCACGCTGTCCGATGTCTGGTATCGGATCACTTGTAACTTTTCAAGGATTAACTAATGGAGTTTTAATAACTGCAAGTCGCACAATACAAGCCGCACTTGATTTAGAGAAGGCCGCTTCTGTTGCCGCCGCTACCCCGATGCCTACCGGTTATATTAAAAATACTGGCGCAGATTTACCAGAGCAACAAATTAGCGGATTACTTGGATCATGGAAAGCCGCACGTCAATCGCGTAGCACGGCTTACCTAACTTCTACTTTAAGTTATGAAACTACAGGCTTTAGCCCTAAAGATATGATGTATAACGAAGCCTCACAGTATTTAGCTACACAGATAGCACGTGCGATGAATGTACCGGCGTACATGATCTCAGCCGATATGAATAACTCTATGACTTATCAAAATATCCTAGATGGACGTAAAGAGTTCGTAGCCTATTCCCTACAGCCATTTATTTCAGCTATAGAAAATCGCTTATCTATGAACGATATTACTGCTAATGGAAATATAGTGAAGTTCGCAGTAGATGACACGTTCTTACGTGCTGATCCATTACAGCGCTTAGCAGTAACTGAAAAGTTATTAACACTTGGCTTAATTGATGTTAATCAAGCTAAGGAAATGGAAGATCTAACTCCAGATGGCAACATGAACCCAGACATAAACGAGGTACAAGACTAATGGAAAAAATTACACACTTGACTTTCGCTAGCGATATCGAAAGTAGCGACGTACAGCGTCGAATAATTGCAGGCGTCGTATTACCATTTAATAAAATTGGTAACACAAGCGCAGGCCCAGTTATATTTGAAAGCGGAAGCGTACAGATACCAGAAGCGCGCCGTGTTAAATTATTAGCGCAACATAACCAAACAGATCCAATCGGTCGCGCACAAAACTTCCAAGTTACTCAGGACGCTATCTATGGCACTTTCAAAATTAGTGCAAGCTCTAAGGGTACAGATTATTTAACTTTAGCCGCAGAGGATCTAATTAGTTCTCTATCTATCGGCGTAGATGTATTAAAAGCGAAAGAAAACGCAGACGGCGTATTAGTCGTATCTAGCGCAGTAATGAAAGAAGTTTCCTTAGTCGAAAGCCCTGCATACGCAGACGCCGTAGTAACTAAGGTGGCCGCTAGCGAAAGCGAAGCGGAAGAAGTACCAACTCAACCAACTACCGAAAGTGAGGCTATCTTGGACGTAAAAGCTCCAGAGCCAACAGATACACCGGCGGAAGCGACTACTCCAACAGTAGAAGCCGCACGTCCAATAATTACAGCTCCACATATTACGCAAACTGTTAGACACGGCATTACTTCAATGGGCCGTTACACAGAGCACAAAATTAAAGCCGCTATGGGTAACGATGAATCCAGATTATGGGTTACAGCCGCCGATGACAGCTTCACAACTAACCCTGCATTTTCTCCTAACCAATATCTACGTAACGTAGTTTCAAATACAAACTTCGGACGCAGTACTATCGATGCTTGTACTAAAGCGGCATTACCTTCTGAAGGTATGAACGTAATTGTGCCTACACTTGTAACTTCTGCCGGTGGCGGAAATGGTGTAGCTCCAGTAGTAACCGTTGAGCCAGAAGCCGGTGCAGTTCAAAATACCGGAATGGTTACTGAGTTTATGAGCGCAACTGTGGCTAAGTACTCAGGTATGAATACTATGAGCATAGAGCTCATTTCTAGGTCTGGACCGGCATTTTATGACCAACTCACACTGCAACTTGAGCGAGCTTACTTAAAAGCTACTAACCAAGCCGCAATTACTTACCTAACTACTAATTCAACTAACGCTTCAACTACAGGTGCAGATGCCGCAGGATTAATCTCTTACGCATCTACTCAACCGGTAGCCGCATATAAGGCGACTTCATACTTCGCGCAGAATTACGTAGGTGGTACTTCACACTGGAGCACTTTGCTAGGCGCTGTAGATACTACTGGCCGACCAATTTTTAACGCACAGTATCCAATGAACGCAGGCGGTCTAACTACTCCTACAGGAATTAAGGGCAACGTACTAGGCCTTAACTTCTCAGTAGATGTTGATCTTCCTTCTACAACTATCGACGGCTCTGCATTTATTATCGTGCCAGAAGCTGTAACTATTTTCGAATCACCTACGGCTTACATGAGCGTTAATGTGGTTTCAAATCTGCAGGTACAGGTAGCCATTTATGGATTTATGGCACCACTTGTAACTATGACCGGTGGAGTTCGTACTTTCAACTTAACCTGATAATAACCGTAAGAATCTCTAGGGCTTAGTAGCCCTTAGCCCTAGAGAGCTATTAGCAAAGGAGTAGAGATATGGCCGCCACGTATGTAACCGTCGCAGAGCTACGCGCTGATCTTGGTATAGGTACGCTCTACTCCGATGCCACCGTTGAAGAAGTCTGTCAAACGGCAGAAGATTTATTAAATCAATATCTATGGTTTAACAGAGCGCCAGTAGTCGCTACTTCTTTGTCTAATAATGTAGCTACCGTAATGCTAGCCAATCCTGGCATTTTTGTAACCGGACAATCTGTAACTATTGCCGCTAGTGGTGTTACTTTTAATGGTAGTTATACTTTAACTGGAACTATTCCATTTTCAACTGGCACTGCTAACTTATTACCCGCTATCTGGTGGAATTGGGCATATCAAACTTATCCAAGCGGTTATAGTTTTATCCAGTATTCGAAGGTAGCTAGCGATGAACCTTTCCATCGCGTACTACCTTATGGCACGGCAACCGGGCCCGACCACAAGACAGCCAGCTACGCAAACACGCCGGCAATCCGTCAAGCCGCGATGATTATCGCCGTAGATATATGGCAGGCCCGGCAGGTTTCACAAACCGGCGGTAATGGAATGGACGGTTATTCGCCATCACCGTATCGAATGGGTTATCAATTAATTAACCGTGTACGTGGATTAATCCAGCCGTACTCCAATCCCCTAGCTTTGATCGGCTGATAAATGCCAGCCGCAATTACAACCTTACGAGGCACACTAGCGACAGATCTAGCCAATGCCGGTGTTTGGAGCACATTCGCTTACCCAGCTCCAACATTATTAGCTAACAGCGTAAACGTAATTCCCGGAGATCCTTACATAACTCCAACTAATAACGATTACTCAACCATCGCACCTTTAGCGACCTTTAACATTTTAATAGCAGTACCAGCCTTTGATAATCAAGGAAACCTAGCAAGTATTGAAACCTTCTTAGTGGCCGTCTTTAACAAGATAGCCGCTTCTAGCTTGGCCTTAACTGTTACTAGCGTATCCGCACCGTCAATCTTAAACGCGGCTAGTGGTGATCTATTAACTTGCACTATCTCAATCTCAACCCTAACTACTTGGAGCTAACATGGCAGAAGTACACGATCCGAACGAAAATAATTTTCTGGCTCGAACAGGTCAGATAAAAGAAACACCTAAATCTAAAGCTGCGCCAATCGCAGAGAAAGAGGAATAATCATGGCAGTAATGCTCAACTCGACCGTTGGCGTTAAAATCAACTCAGTAGATATTAGCGACCACGTATCTAGCGTAACACTTTCACAAATCTTCGATGAACTAGAAATCACAAGTCTTGGAGATAACGCACATCGATTTACTAAGGGGCTCGAGGCTTCGACACTATCCATCGACTTCTTCAACGATTTTGCAGCTTCACAAGTAACACCAACATTACAAGCGGCATACGGTACAACCGTAACCGCAGTACTAATACCGGTTAAAGGCACAGCCGTAGGAGCCGCTAATCCTTTATACACTGTATCTATTTTAATTAATAACCTAACACCAATTAACGGCGATGTAGCATCTATTAATAATGCTTCTATCTCCTTTACTTGTAATTCCACAGTAGTACAAACCACTACAGGAACCTTCTAAGGAGCAGTAATGGCAAAGCTAAAGATAACAAGGGCTAACGGCGAAGTAAGCGAGCACAAGATTACGCCGGGTGTTGAATACGCTTTCGAAATTAAAAGAGGAATGGGTATTAGTAAAGCTCTGCGTGAAGATGAAAAGCAAAGCGATATTTTCTGGCTAGCTTGGGAATGTTTACGCAGGGCTAACGTAACTGTACCTATCTTTGGTGTCGAGTTTATAGACACCTTAGAAACCGTAGAGGTATTGGACGAAGCAAAAAACTAATAGGGCGCGATAGTTTTCTTTATACGATCGCAAGCCTTTCGGTGGAAACCGGGATCGCGCCTAAAGAGTTTATAGATATGGATCAAGACATGCTACGAGCAATCGTACAAGTCCTTCAAGATAGAGTTAAGGAGTTAAAAAATGCCAGAGCCGCTACACGTGGTAGGCGTTAAAGACGTTCTTAATGGTCTTAGTTTTATTGATGAAAATATGCGCCATAAGATCCGCGTAGTTATTGATCCATTAATGCGCGGTGTAGCAATTAAAGCTAAAAGCATGGTCGCTAATAACGGCTCCGTATTATCAGGGTGGGTTAAGCCCCTATCGTCGGAAGATATTAACTACAGACCTTTTCCCAAATATGATGCCTCAGTAGTTAGAGCAGGTATTGGATATAATCCTGGTGAAAATAAAACTACTAAAAATGGATTTAAGGTAAGTAACTACGTATATAACGTTAGCCGTGCAGGATCTATCTATGAAACAGCCGGACGATTAAATCCTAAAGGTAGAGCACCTTTTCAGATGGTTACTTCTAAAGGCGCTAGTGGTACATATTCTAAGCGATCACCTAAGAGCAGAGCCTTTGAAGAATATAAATCTAATAACCCTTTCGCTAGCGAGCAGTTTATTACAGCTCTAGAGCCTGTTACTTCTCAGCCAAAGATTAAAGATGTGCGAAGCGGTGGCCGTAAAACTAAAGGCCGATTAATTTACAAGGCTTGGGCACAAGATAGCGGCAAGGTTTACGAGGCAATAGTGGCGGCTATTAACGCTTCTGCTACAGACTTTAACCGCATGACGGCAATTAAAGTTAAGAAGGTTGCGTAATGGCCAATATATTCGTAGCCGCTACGGCAACTTGGAATGGTAAAGCCCTTAAAAAGGGAATGAAAGAGATATCTAGTTTTGAAAAGAGTATTCGAAGTTTAGGTAGAACTTTAGGCGTTACATTAGGCGCGGCCGCTTTAATTAATTACGGTAAAAATGCAGTTAAAGCCTTTATGGCAGATGAGAAGGCCGCTAAATCTTTAGAGGTTCAATTAAAGAATACCGGTTACGCCTTCTCTGCTCCGGGTGTAGAGCTATACATAGCAAACTTACAGAAGGCTACAGGCGTATTAGACGATCAATTACGACCAGCATTACAGACACTTCTTACAGCTAGTGGATCATTAACCCAAAGCCAAAGAGCGTTAGCCGTTGCCTTAGACGTATCTGCGGCAACTGGTAAAAGCGTTACGGAAGTAAGCGCCGCTATGGCTAAAGGATTCTCGGGTCAGACTACAGCTCTTACAAGATTAGGTGCAGGATTAAGTAAGGCCACTTTAGCTAGTGGTGATATGAATAAAATCTTAGATGAATTAAGTAGTAAGTTTTCAGGTCAGGCTTTGGCAAGATTAGAAACTTATGCCGGCAAGATGGACCAGTTAAAAGTAGCTTCTCAAAACGTATCAGAAACTATAGGCAAAGGGATTTTAGATGCTTTAACTATATTAGGCGATGATAAAAGTATTAGTAATGCAACTAGCAATATGGAGAAGTTTGGTACTGCCGTAGCCGATGCAATTTTAGGTATGGGTGTTTTATTAAGTAAGTTAAAAGGTTTAGATGAAAAAACAGGCGCTAATAAGTTATATCCGATCTTAGGTGTGCTAGCTAGTGCTAGTGGTATCGGCGCTTTAATGAACTTAGGTAAGACACAAAGGACTACCCCTACTTCTAATTTTACCTATGACTTAGGCGCAGGAGCAGATACAGATATAGCACGTGCTAAAGAAGCTACAGCTATTAAAAATGCGGCTAAATTACGTGCTCAGGAAAACGCCGCACTTAAAGCTAAGGCCGCATTACAAGGACTTATAGATAAATACGACGTAGAGCGTATTGGATTAATGGCGGCACTTAACGCGGCTACAGATGACGAAACTAAACAGAGATTATCCGAGAAGTTAGCAATTTTAGACGGTAACGCCGCTAGGGCTTCGGAGTATCTAGCCGCTCGTAACGCAGATCAGGCTTTAGTGGACTTGGCTACTTCAACAGATGAAGCGGCTAAATCACTTGATAAGTTAAAAGATTGGGATCCACTAAGCGGTCTTAAAGTAACTGCTCAGGATCTTATGAAAACTGGAGTTAGCGCTTCAGGCGGTGGCGGTTCTAGTAGTGGTGGAAGTGCTATTAATTATCCACCGGCTACTACTGCCTATGATCCACTAGCCGGCATAAGAGTTACTCCGGCTGATATTGCTAGTGCAGGAGCATTTAATCCACTTTCAGGATTACGCGCTACCCCACAAGAAATACAAGTAACTATAGATACTTTAAGTCAAGGCGATGAGTTTGCACAGTTAATAGCCAAATCGATGCTAATTAGCCAGAAGAATGGCTATAGCCAGATACCGGCAGGAGCTCTCTAATGGCCGTACCTACCGTAAACGCGATTATTAACTTTTCAACTGGACCAGCCACTGCACAAGCTATGCAGTTAGATATAGGTATTTTAGGTACTAACGTATTGGCAGATAACGTAGCTGTTATCGTCGATGTATCAGATCAAATTGATACTATTAAAACTTCTAGGGGTCGTAGCGCATTAGCAGATCAATTTCAAACTGGCACTCTAAGCCTGCGCATTATCGATCAAAATGGTGATTTTAATCCGCAGAATCCAGCCAGCCCTTACTTTGAATTATTAACCCCTATGAAGAAGGTGCAAATAACTGCTACCTATAACGGCGTTACTTATCCTATTTTCTCTGGCTTTATTACTAGCTATGTAACTACTTACCCTAAAGAAGATGTTAATAGCGTTACCTATACGACTATCCAAGCTGTAGATGCACAGAGGTTAGCTCAAAATGCGCAGATCTCAACTGTTACAGGTGCTAGCGCAGGAGATTTATCCGGTACTCGCATTAATCAAATCTTAGACCAAATTAATTGGCCTGCCTCTATGCGCGACGTGGACGCAGGATTAACTACTTTACAAAATGATCCCGGCACTGCTCGCACTTCTTTAGCCGCTCTACAAACTGTAACCGATAGCGAATACGGTGCCTTCTATGTTGATGCTACAGGCTCCTTCGTATTCCAAGATCGTAGCGTTACCGTTGGTTCAATAGCGGCAACCCCTACCGTATTCTCAGATACTGGCTCTGGTATTTATTATCAAAACGTATCGTGGATCCTAAACGATGTTTTAGTATTCAATAAGGCAACTATTATAGCTACTGGGTTAACTCCACAGGTGGCAACTAATCAACCTTCAATAGATAAATACTTCTTACACTCTTATTACTTAGATGGTTTATTAATGCAAACCGACGCGGTAGCACTGGATTACGCACGTGCCTACGTCGCTTCTAGAGCTGAAACTTCTATTCGGTGCGACTCCATCGAGCTAGATCTTTATACGCCAGACTATAACGCAGGCATTATCGCCGCTTTAGATCTGGACTTCTTCGATCCTATAACTGTAATTACTACTCAACCCGGCGGATCGACTTTAGAAAAGACGTTACAGATCTTCGGAGTAAATAACGTAATTACTCCTAACAGCTTCAAAGTTATGTTTACTACTTTGGAGCCAGTTATAGATGGATTTATTTTGAATACCGATTATGGCGTTTTAGATCAAAACGTTTTAAGTTACTAAGGAGAACAAATGGCAACATGGCCCGGCACTACTGGACAGGTAGTAAGTTCTACAATGTGGAATGGACTACCCGCTTTTACACCAAACACCCAAACAGGTACAACCTATACGGCGGTATCGGCAGATCAATACCAAGTATTAGTAACAATGAATAATGCGTCTGCTAATGCTTTTAAGATCCCTACTAACGCTTCTGTATCTATGCCAACAGGTACAGTTATTACGGTGTTAAATCTTGGTGCAGGCACTTGCACAATTAGCGCAGTAACTTCTGGTACTACTACGGTAGTAAGCGCTGGTGCGGTATCAGCTTCGCCGACTCTGGCACAGTATAAATCGGCAGCTTGTATTAAAACTGGTACCGATACTTGGGTAATTGTTGGAGCTATTTCATAATATGTTAAATATAATTGCCGGAGTTTTAGACGTTTATGCTCCACCTAAAGTAACTGTAGATTATTTAGTAATAGCTGGTGGTGGTGCTGGTAGTGGTGGATCATCTGGCGGTGGTGGTGCTGGTGGTTTGCGTTCAACAGTAACTGCTACTGGCGGTGGTGGAAGTTTAGAAACTGCACTCTCATTAAATCTATCAACAAACTACACCGTAACTGTAGGAGCCGGTGGTACTTGTGCATCTAATGCTTTAGGTACATCGGGAACTAATTCCGTACTAGCTAGCGTCACTAGCACTGGCGGCGGATTTGGTGGATATTACGACACTAATCCGGGAACAGGTGGATCAGGCGGCGGTGCATGTTCATTAATGGCATCTGGAGTAGCTACTGGTGCATCTGGTACCGCTAATCAAGGTTATGCAGGTGGATCCGTAATAAATGGAATTAACGCAGTAGCAACTGGCGGTGGTGGTGGTGGAGCTGGCGCTGTTGGAGCAGAAGGTAACGCAGGTAATAATAATGATGGCGGTAATGGTGGTAATGGTGTTGCAGTAAGCATTTCAGGATCATCCGTTACTTATGCTGGTGGTGGCGGTGGAGCTTGTCCTGGAGGACATTCTGCTGGATCTGGAGGATCTGGAGGAGGCGGAGCTGGTTATGCAGGTTTTCCCGGTGATGCAACCGCCGGCACTATTAATACTGGATCAGGTGGCGGTGGTGCTAGAGGTGGAGCCGGTGGCGCTGGTGGATCAGGAATAGTAATTCTTAAATACTTAACATCACAAGGAACTATAACCATCGGATCAGGTTTAACTGGATCAACTGCTACTAATGGATCATATAAAATTACAACAATAACTGCCGGTACCGGCAACGTTAGCTGGGCATAATGGCACACTACGCATTTATTACAGGTGGAATAGTTACCGAAGTTATTACAGGTATTGATGAAACGGAAACTATAGAAGGTTTAGATACTGAAACTTGGTATGGAAACTTTAGAGGTCAAACTTGTAAACGTACTTCATATAACGGCAACATGCGCTATAACTACGCTGGTATCGGTTATACCTATGATGAGGATTTAGACGCTTTTATACCGCCTAAATGCCATGCAGAAGCTGTACTCAACGTTAAATGCCTATGGGATTGCAGTAATTCGCAACATGACTTTAATATCCAGTAACGGCTGGGTAGCTTCTAAAGATCCGGAAGAAATTGGGATTAAGAGCTACCTAGTACCGGGTACAAAGATTAAATTACGGTGCGCCGAGCACGTGGCTCCCCTATTGGTTACGTTTGCGGCTGAGTTCAACCAACATATAGAGCCAATAGAAGGTGGCGCGTTAGATGACTGGGGCTACTGTTTTAGACAGGTTAGAGGATCTACAGATAAGTTAAGTAATCATTCTTCCGGTACAGCTATAGATCTAAATGCTACTAAACACCCTTTAGGCCATGCTGGAACTTTTACGCCGATGCAAACAGTTTTAATACAGGCACTATCTAAGAAGTACGGCTTACGTTGGGGTGGAGATTACAAGAATAGAAAAGATGAGATGCACTTCGAAATAGATTTAACGCCTGAGAAATCCTCTGCGTTAATAATCAAGTTAGGACTAAAACATGCAATATAAACAAATGTTTTTATCATGGCTTAGGGCTTCGCTAGCTTCGGCTGGCGCTTTATATATGGCAGGTACTACAGATGTAAAAACTCTGGCGTATGCCGCTATCTCTGGATTTATAGGTCCAGTACTAAAGGCGTTAGATACTTCTGCGCCTGAGTTTGGCCGTACTAAGTAATAAATGAAATGGTTAGTAGGGTTATTGATTATGTCGGTAACCCTTACTAGCTGTGGTTATCAGGGGTGGATTAGATATGAATGTCAGGAGTACGCAAACTGGGAAAAGCCAGAATGTACACCGCCCCAGTGTAAAGTTACCGGTACATGCACGGCGGATATTCTCGGAGATACCGTTAAAGAAAAAGCATAAGGATCGATTAGATCCACAAGATATACACGCTCGATTAATTTTAATAATCGGTGGCACTTTAGCTCTTACCTTTTTTTTGGTAAGTATAGGCGTGGTTTATGCGTTGATCTTTGTTACTCAACCAATAGGCGCACAAGCCCCGAATGATGCGGCCTTTATAGATCTATTAAAAACACTAGCTATATTCCTGACAGGCTCTTTAGGCGGTGTATTAGCAGGTAATGGCTTAAAACCTAAAGATAAACCTAAGATCTAACTACTTATTCTTAAAATATAACTCACGCTCGGCTTTACGTACTGCCCATGTTTTACGATCGGCTTCTATTCTTAAACTAGGCGCTGATCTCTTCTCTTTACTTATCTCAGCCGCTACTAGATCTCTAGTTACAAGCTCTACGACGCTTGGGTGGATCGCTACCCTAGAAGCTGAACTCTTTAGCCAATCTTCATTTAGCATATAAAGATCGTACGCTCTAGTAACTTGCGCAAGTAACGCGCTGATCTGGTCGCCATTTACAGTTATCTCGAACTTCTTAACGTTTGCCTGCAACCTATCGCCCGGCTCGCTTTGGCTCATTACTAAGAGAAGATCGCCCGGATTTACTACCGCGTCCGATTCTCCAAAGACGTAAGCGACAATCTTGGACTTAAAATTAACTTCAGAGGTAGCTCTAATACGGCCACTGCTATTCATAACTACCCCTAAAGGCTAATACCCGGCGTGTCCGTGCTTGCGCTTTGTCAGTGCTAGCACTTATGCTTTTCTAGATGGAGATCGTAGGGATCTGCATCACACTCAGGCAAGGGGTCTATCTCAAATACTGATACGATTTGATAATCACTGCCAATCTACATTATGTAAAGTAGTTATCGGCGATTACCAAAGCATTTAGTACTTGATTTGACCCTTATCCATGAGCATACATGGAAAGGGCTACGTAAATGGTAATAGAAGGAGTGCTAGCACTCATATTAATAACCTTCATAACTTCGTACTACTGGGGTTACAAAGAAGGACGCGAAGACGGCTTAGCCGCTTCCCTTAAATGGCGCCGCAATATGGATAAGGCGGCCAGATAATGACTAAAAAACCTACAGCTATAAAGGTAGAAATCTTAAAGCCTGAAAAGGATCGTTACTGCGATCACTGTAAGGCTATGTGGGGAAAAGTAAAAGACAAGAACACCAAAGAAAACGTCTGGCATGACAAAGCGCGCATATCAGCCAGTGTACTTGTCGTTAGTTACTACGAATCAGGAAAGATCGAACGCGCCTATTGCTCGGAGTGCCGAGATCATAACTCTAGATGGACCGATGGCAGTATTTGGCCCCTTGCAGAGCAAATTAATTACTTCAAGGTGGCCGCAAATGGCTAATTTTCTTGATAATTACGAAGATGTTGCCACAAGAATTAAGCGCATACATGATAACTATCCCCTGTGTCGCTTCAACGTTAGAGATCTACACGTAGATTTTGAAAAGGGTTACTGCTACGCAGTTACAGAAATCTATAGAGATGCTAATGATTTACACCCTGCCGCCGTTGATGTCGCTTTCGAAGTTCGTAGCGATAAAGGCGTAAACCGCGACTTCTGGGTAGAAAACTGTTTAACAAGCTCTTATGGACGCAGTGCCGGGTTATTACTTGGCTCAGATAAGCGACCTACTAAACAAGATATGGAAAAGGTAGAGCGTCTTAGCTTTACCGTGTCAGAGGTTAGTGGTGCGGATACTTTAGGTACTTCACTGGAGTTAATCAAAGACAAGTTAGGCGCCACTGAATTGCCAGAGGCTCCTATATGTAATCACGGTCATATGATCCATCGTTCAGGTAAAGCTAAAGCCACTGGTAAAGAGTGGCAAGGCTATATGTGTACTGAAAAGGTTAAAGATAAACAGTGCGAGCCTGTGTGGTTAAAACAAACCGCTACCGGATCGTGGTACACCCCTAAACCTGACTTGGCGGATCATCTCTAATGGGGTTCGCCGAAGTAATAAAAGATGGATTAGTTACTCGGTTTAATGAAGATGGATCAGTAACCACTACCCCAGCTAGGCGATGCGATAAGTGCGGTATAGATCGAATGGATCTGGGCGGCCGTACTTACGATTGGCAAGACGGCGGCTGGGATTGGTGGTGCGCTGAGTGCATCAAATAATCAAGGTTATTCTCGATTATTCACAAGAAGTACAAGCTCATAAGGTAGGTCTGGACCGTGTGGCAAGTATTAACGCGGTCGCAGACCACCCTAATAGAGCTGTAAGGAATCTTAACTTCCATGAGTACGTAGGCGAAATGAGCGAATCTATAGGCGCTGAGATAGCTGTAGCTGAGTACTTTGGTATTAAGAACTTTGTGCCTACTAATAACACTTACAAGAATCAAGCCGATGTAGGTGCTCAAATAGAGGTTAAATGGACTAAATACACCGATGGCTCTTTAATAATTGGTCGCACTGATCGTATTAATGATGTCGGTGTATTAGTCGTAGGGCGATCGCCTGTCTATTACATATGCGGCTGGATCCCTGTAATCATGGCACGTAAGCCTAAATACCATAATCACGACGGTAGCCACTGGGTAGGACAGAAGGACCTATTCCCTATCAAAGATCTAAGGAGAAGTGTCTATGGATCTTCTAACTTTTGATTGTCGGGTATGCAAGAAGCGTACTCAGGGCAAAGTGCTAGTCGAGTTTACAGAGTTATTACCACCGGGCCTTAAATGCTTGGAGTGCCAGAGATGCGGAATCTTAGGCGTACAACTAATTAATGAAGAAATAATCCCATGAAGTTTGCCTACGCTGATCCACCTTACTTTAAACAAGGTAAACGCCTTTACGGCAAACTACACGCTGAAGCTGAAGTATGGGATAGCAAACAAAGCCATTTAGATTTGATAGCAAAACTTTACGCTGAGTATCCAGATGGCTTCGCCTTATCCTGTAATCCTTCGGATCTATCTTGGATATTAACTGCCTACCCTGAATTACGCGTATGCGTATGGGCTAAAACCTTTCACCAGATAAGGCCTACTACGGTGCAGTATGCGTGGGAGCCACTGCTACTACATGGTGGCCGTAAAGAAAATAAGCGTAAGCCTATGGTTAGAGATTGGATTAGCTGTGCTAGAGCCATGCGTAAAGGCCTAGTAGGAGCCAAACCCTTAACCTTCAATAATTGGGTATTAGATCTGCTCAACTATCAAGAAGGCGATGTAATCGATGACCTCTATCCCGGTACTAATGGCCTAGCCGAAGCTATCGAATTAAGACACGCTAGTAAAGCAATATCGTGAAATACTTGACACGTTCGGTACGCTTTGATGCAGAGCGGCGCTGTAGCGCTAAATCGCTCGGCATCGCACTAGTGGCCGGTCTATGTTTAATATCAGGTATTCAACCAGCTACAGCTATAACTACAGATAATAAACAAACTGAGCTATACAAGATATACACGCATATAAAGCTGAGTAATCATAAAGAATATAGCTGTATTAATACGCTATGGACTAAGGAAAGTAATTGGTCTCCTACTGCTAAGAATAAGAAGAGTAGTGCGTATGGGATACCTCAACTGCTTAACTTAACTACTACTGATCCTTATCTACAGATAGATGCAGGTATTAAGTACATACGCAATAGATACGGTACTACCTGTAATGCTTTAACATTCTTCAAAGTTAAAGGATATTACTAATGGTTAAGAGTAGAGATCCTAGATTAACTAGACAATATAAGAAGCAAAGGTTAGTAGTACTAGCTAGAGATGGTTATACCTGTGCCTATTGTGGACAAGATGCAGATCAAGTAGATCATGTAATACCAGTAAGCAAAGAACCTAATAGCGCTATAGATTTACATAATATGGTTGCATGTTGCCGTAGGTGCAATATAAGCAAAGGTAACCGCTCAGAGGCCGTTTTTTTACGCAGGACGGCGACCCCCCCTGTTTTTCGAGAAGATACCTCTCCAAAAATGACCGCAACGGTCCAAGCTGGTCCGGCTCTCGGCCAACCTAAGCAGAATTGAAGCCAATGTCAGCCAAAGCTAAACAGCCCTTACGAGGGGCGGTTAAACCACGC